AGCGCCTGCCAGTCGCTACGGGTACCAAGCCGATGGCCGGAGGTGAACCGTGTCGAGGAAGGGCCCGCCACCGAAGCGGGACTCGCAGCGCAGGCGCCAGAACAAGCCCGACACGCCGGTCGAGACGGCGACCTCGGATGGTGGTGTGCGCGGACCGAAGCTGGTGGGCAACCACTCAGCGCCGGCGAAGCGTTGGTACGAGGCGCTCCAGCGGTCGGGGCAGGCTCAGTTCTTCGAGCCGTCCGACTGGGCCGCGGCCGAGCTCGTCGTGCTCGCGATCGACAAGTTCGTGAAGTCGGGCTCGGCGATGATGCTCGGCGCGATCGAGAAGATGAGCGCCAACCTCCTCGTGACCGAGGGCGACCGCCGCCGTCTGCGGCTTGAGCTGGAGCGGCCCGCCCCGGCGCAGGGTCAGGAAGGCGCGGATGTTGCCTGGATCGATGACGCTCGCAACCGCCTCCGAGGCGCCCAGTAGCCGTCTCGAAACCCTGCCGGCGTGGCCGTGGGATCCGTTCGATTCCAGCGCGCCACTGACGCTCGGGTGGGCCGCCGCCGAGTGGGCCGAGCTGCTGCTCATCCAGCCGAACGGGCCGTGGGCTGGCCGACGGTTCCGGTTCACGCGCGACCAGCTGCGGTTCCTGCTGTGGTGGTACGCCCTCGACTTCGACGGCCAGTGGCTCTTCCAGCACGGTGTCCGCCGGCTCGCCAAGGGGTCGGGCAAATCGCCATTCGCCGCAGTGCTCGCGCTCATCGAGTTCTGCGGACCCGTCCGGCTCGCCTGCAAGGACGACCGGCTTCCCGGCGGCGTCGGCGGCCGGCCTGTCGACATGCCACTCGTGCAGATCGCTGCCACGGCCGAGTCACAGACCGCCAACACGATGCGGATGGTCCGAGCGTTCGCGCCGAAGGGCTCCGCGGTCGTGCGCGACTACCACCTCGACCCGGGCAAGACCCGGTACTACAAGGTCCCCGAGGGCACACTCGAGGTCATCACCTCATCGGTCACCGCCTCGGAAGGCGCCGAGTCCTCCTTCATCGTCGGCGACGAGACCGAGCACTGGAAGCCTTCCAACGCCGGGCCCGAGCTCGCCGCCACGCTCGAGGACAACCTCGCCAAGTCCGGGTCCCGAATGCTGGAGACCGCTAACGCGTGGGTCCCCGGCCAAGAATCGGTCGCTGAGGCGTCCTGGGACGCGTGGGTCGCCCAAGAGGAGGGCAGGCTGCAGGACGAGTCCGGCCGGGTGCTCTACGACGCCCGCCTCGCCCCACCCGACACCGATCTCACCGACCGGGACTCGCTCGTCGCCGCGCTCGAGCACGTCTACGGCGACTGCGACTGGAAACGCGACAGCAAGGGTCGGCTCGAGGTCGCCCCGATCATCAAGCGCATCTGGTCCCCCAAGTCGAAGCCGTCCGAATCGAAGCGGAAGTACCTCAACTGGCCGTCCGTCCACGAGCGGGCATGGATGGACCCCGCCGAGTGGGCGCGGCTCGCCGACTCCAGCCGGGACCTCGACCCCGGCGAGGAGGTCGTGCTGTTCTTCGATGGCTCGAAGAGCCGGGACGCTACCGCGCTCGTTGGGTGTTGCGTCTCCGACGGCTACGTGTTCACCATCGATGTCTGGGAACCCCACCCGGTCCACGACACCGAAGACGTCGTCGACGTTCACGACGTCGACCGTCAGATCCAGGCGACCTTCGACCGACTCAACGTTGTCGGGTTCTTCGCTGACGTGAAGGAGTGGGAGAGCTTCGTCAAGATCGACTGGCCGGCCCGCTTCGCCGACCGCCTCCGCGTCCTCGCCGTCCCCACCGGCAAGGACCCCCAGTCGATCGCGTGGGACATGCGCTCGCACACCTTCGACTTCACCCAAGCCGTCGAGCTCGTCGAAGCCGAGATCGCCGAACAGCAGTTCCGCCACGACGACCACCCCGTCCTCGCGCGGCACGTCGCGAACTGCCGGCTCGACCCGAACCGCTACGGGACCTCGGTGCGCAAGGAATCGCCCGACTCGCCGCTCAAGATCGACGCCGCCGTCTGCATGATCGGGGCGCGGATGGTGCGCCGGCGCTACCTCGCCGCGGCACCGTCCACCAAGCGAACCGGCGTCGTCGCCTGAGAGGAGCCCTGTGGCACTGACCCCAGACGAAGCCGTCGCGGTCGCCGCTGACGCGCTCCTCCCCGCATGGATGCACGAGCGCGAGAAGCTCGACCGCATCGACCGGTGGGCGCGGTGGGACCACGAGGACCCACACCGCCCCAAGCAGGCAACCGCCGAGTACCGCGAGCTGTCCGCGCGAGCGCAGGCCCCGTGGGGTGCCCTGATCGTGTCCTCGGTCGCCCAGACCCTCTACATCGAGGGCTACCGACGCCCCGACGCACCCGACGACGCGACCGCCTGGAACATCTGGCAAGCGAACGGGATGGACTCCCGACAGATCGCCATGAACCGGGCGACGCTCACCTACGGCGTCTCCTACGGCACCAGCCTTCCCGGCCGAGTCGCGTTGACCGGCGCGTTGATGCCGGTGATGCGCGGGGTGTCACCCCGCAACATGATCGCCCTCTACGCCGACCCCGCCGGCGACGAGTGGCCCGAGGTCGCGCTCAGCATCCGCAAGGTGCGCGGGGTGTTCCGCATCGAGGTGTGGGACGACGAGAAGGTCCACCACCTGCGCGTCAGCAACCCCACGTCGAAGCCGACCTGGGACAGTGAGGAAGTCCACAACTCCGGCGTCACCCCAGTCGTCCGGTACGTCAACCGCTTCGACCTCGAAGGCCGCTCAGCGGGTGAGGTCGAGCCATTCATCCCGCTCCTCGGGCGGATCGACCAGACGGCCTTCGACCGGCTCGTCGTGCAACGGTTCGCCTCCTGGGTCGTGCGGACGATCGCCGGCATGTCCGTCGTCGAATCCGCCAAGGCCACCGACTCGACCGTGGGCGAGGTGAAGATGCGCCTCCGCGTCGAGGACATGCTCACCGCCGAAGATCCCGACACGAAGTTCGGGTCGCTCCCCGCCACCCCGCTCGACGGGTTCATCAAGGCCGAAGAACGCGACCTCACCGACCTCGCCGCCGTCTCCCAGACCCCCGCGTTCGAGCTGCTCGGCCAGATGGCGAACATGAGCGCAGAGGCGCTCGCCGCCGCGAAGTCCTCCCAGACCGCCAAGTCCGAAGAGACCAAGCACGTCCTCGGCGAAGCCTACGAACAGCACCTCCGACTTGCCGAACACCAAGCCGGCAACGCCGACGGCGCCGCCGACTTCCGCGCCCAGGTCCGATGGGCCGACACCTCCATCCGCTCGCTCTCCCAAGCTGTCGACGCGCTCGGCAAGCTCGCACAGATGCTCGGCTTCCCGGCCGACCTGCTCTGGTCCAAGGTGCCCGGCATCACCCAGACCGACGTCGACGAAGCCAAGGCGAAGATCGAAGAGGGTGGCGGGCTCGAGCAACTCGTTCGCCAGCTCGCTTCGGCCGGGCAGTCACAGCCCCTTGGCGTCGTCGGCTGAGGGCCGAGCGCTCACCGAGGCGCACCGACTCGCCCAGAACCGCGTCGGACGCCTCGTCGTCCGCCAGATGTTCGCCTCATGGCGCATCCTCGACCCAACCAACATCGACGCCGGGCTCGACGCGTGGCTCACCTCAGCCCTCAGCGCCATCCAAGAGTACCGTCTCGCGTCGGCCCGGCTCGCTGGCAGCTACGTCACGGCATTCAGCGCAGCGGAAGGCGGCGCGGCGTTCTCCCCGAGAGTCGCTGGGTTCGTCAACCCCGAGCAGGTCATCACCTCGCTAACCATCACCGGCCCCGTCCGATTCAAGGCTGGGGTCGCGGCCGGCAAGACAACCGCCCGAGCGATGCGCGATGCCCGGACGAGCTCGGCCGCGGCAGCGATGCGACACGCAATGGACGGCGGGCGTGAGACCGTCCTCAACGGCGTCGAGGGGGACCCCAACGCGATCGGCTGGGCCCGAGCCGCGAGCGGTGGCGCGTGCGCGTTCTGCGCGCTGCTTGCCAGCCGCGGCCCCGTTTACAGCGAGGACACCGGCCGCTTCCGATCACACGACGGCTGCAACTGCTCGCTCGAACCCGTCTACGAGCGACTCGGCCGAGACGCATGGCCCCCAGGCTCCGCCGAGTACCGCGAGCTCTACGACGAGACTGCGAAGGGCACGAAGGACCCTGCAGCGGCGTTCCGTTCCGCACTCGACGCGGAACGCTCGACGCCCACGCCCGTCTCGTTCAAGAACGTCGACGACGTCAACACGTGGGCCGCCGCTCGAGGCATCAAGGTCGACCCGTCGGTCACCGACAACGTCCCGCTCCCGCGCATCGAGGACATGGCACGCGCCCGCGACCGGCTCGCCGCCAAGTACGGCGCCGAGCAGGTCAAGCTCGAGGCCATCACCTACAAACCGGCCGGGATGGGTGAGGTAGCGATGATCCACTTCGGCCGCGTCCTCGGCGACCTCGCCAAACCGACAAGCGCAGCACGCGCACAGTTCACCGGGAAGATGTCCGTCGAGGGCCCAGGCGCGGCCCGCGTGGTCGCTGGGACCTACGAGGAAGCGTGGGTCCACGAGTTCGGCCATGTCACGACCGCCAACACCCCGTGGATGGCCCAGTACGCCGGCAAGGGGTTGAAGTTCACCCCTACCGGCAAGTCGATGATCCGCGAAGCGATGATCGAGTCCGGATACGCGAAGCGCAACCGGCAGCTCGTGCGCGACCTGGTGCAAGGCGACGTCTCCCAGTACGCCGGCACCAACGACCAAGAGTTCTTCGCTGAAGTCTTCACTCTCTTCAATCGGGAGGCCGGAATCGCCGGTCTCCCGAAAGAGACCCAGGACCGACTCCAAGCATTCCAGGCCGCCATCAACCGGCGGGCTGGTCGGACCGTCCTATAGCCGATCGCCCGGCGTGACGCCGGGACGACACCCCCAGGGCGTGACGCCCGACCCGGCCGTGATGGCCGGCGCACGAAGGAGGGCGTGATGCCCGACGACCCCAAGCCAGACCCCGAAGACAACGACGACGACCCCAAGCCCGATCCTGATGCGGGAGCCAAGAAGGCCCTCGATGAGGAGCGCAAAGCCCGGCGTGATGCCGAGAAGCGGCTCAAGGAGCTCGAGGGCAAGGTCAAGGAGTTCGAGGACCGCGACAAATCGGAGGGCGAGAAGCTCACCGACAAGATCGCCGCGGCCGAGAAGCGAGCAGCCGACGCCGAAGCGCGCGCGCTGCGGTCCGAAGTCGCGATGTCGAAGGGGCTCACCGCTGGGCAGGCGAAACGCCTCGCCCACGACGCAGTGACTCGCGAGGACCTCGAGGCCGACGCCGACGACATCCTCGAGAACTTCCCAGCCAAGGACGGCGCCAACCCGCCGCCCATCCGCAAACCCGCCGCCGACCTCAAGGGCGGCAGCGACCCCACGGAGGAAGCCGACATCGACGTCCGCAAGGTCGTCGAGTCCATCCCCCGCGGATTGTAACCCGCGTTCGTCCGCCACGACGACGACGCGGTCCAACTCGACCTAGGAGGTCATCGTGGCGAACACCTTCATCAAGGAAAGTCAGATCGTCGACGCTGCAGCGCTACTGCTCCAGCGCGAGATCGTGCTTCCCCGCACCGTCTGGGCGCAGCCCGACGCAGCGTTCGTCGGTGCGCTCAACGACACCGTCACCCTCCGCATCCCCGCGGTCCGCACCGCCGGAACGCGCACGATGCGGTCCAACACGGCGCTCAGCCCGACCGACCTGACCGAGACCTCGGTCCCGGTGGTCCTCGACACCCACGTCTACGACCTGCTCAACATCACCGACGAGCAACTCACGCTCGACATCATCGACTTCGCCCGCCAGGTGCTGAATCCTCAGCTCCGCGCGGTAGCCGAAGGCATGGAGGACGTGATCGCGGCGGCGCTCGCCGGCGCGAACGTGGCCGCAGGCCAGGAGCTCGACCCGATCGACACGAGCACCGCGCCCTCCTCGGGCGAGGCGTTCGCCGTCGCCGTCGCAGCACGGAAGGTCCTCAACGACCTCAACGTGCCCCGCTCCGAGCGGGTGCTCGTGCTCGGATCCGAGCTCGAGGCGTGGTTCCTCAACGACCCGGTCGTCAACAACCACAACTCGGGCAACCGCGACGCGCTCGAGGAGGCGACGATCAACCGGATCGCTGGCTTCACGATCCTCGGCTCCAACGCCGTCGGATCGGACGAGGGCTACGCGTACCACCGCACCGCGATCGGCTTCGCGAACGTCGCCCCCGCCCTGCCGGACGGCGCCGCGATGAAATCCCGCGTCGCGACCGAGACCCTCGCCCTGCGCTACCTGCGGGACTACAACCCGACCAACTCCACCGGCCCCGTCGACCGCTCCCTCGTGGACGCGTTCGTCGGCGCCTCCTCAGTGGAGGAAGACGGGAACAACAACCGTCTCGTCGTCCTGGCCGCCCAGGGCTCCTGACACCGTCAGCCGGGGGCTTCGGCCCCCGGCTCTACGGGAGGTGACCCGTGGCCCGACCGACGCTCGCGACGCTCGACGACCTGAACGCGCGTCTCGACACGCCAGCGACCAACCCCACCCAGGCTTACGCACGGCTCGCGGACGCATCCGAAATCGTTCGCGCCTACGCGGGCGAGGACTGGATCGACGCCGACGGAGAACCCGAAGAGGTCCCCGACCAGATCGTGGGTGTCGTCGCGCAGATGGTCGAACGCTCCTCACGCAACCCTGGAGGCGTCACCTCCGAGACCGCCGGGCCGTTCGCCCGCTCCTTCGGACCCGAAGCCGCAACCCGGCTGTACCTCACCAAGCTGGACAAGCTCATCATCCGCGCCGCGGTCGACCGCGGCCAGGTCGGCACCATCCCAACCTCCCGCGGGCCGCTCGAGACCCCGCCCGTCATCGACGGCTACCACCTCGACCCCACCTCGGTCGAAGAGACCGACCCCTTCTCGCTCACATGATCGTCCGGGTCCGCCCAACCGGCACCGACGTCTACGGCGACCGCGAAGCCGGCGACCCCGACCGGCTCACCATCGACAGCGCGTTCGTCGCGCCACGCCACTCGAACGAAGTCCACGACCCCGGCCGCGAGGCTGTCGTGACCGGGCTCACACTGTTCGCTCCCGTCGGTTCGGACATCGTCCACACCGACCAGGTCGAAGTCGACGGCGTGCTCTACGACATCGACGGCGACCCCGGCACCTGGGAACACCCCTGGACCAGCTGGGCGGCAGGGATGACCGCCGAACTCACCCAGGCGACCGGATGATCCCCAAAGTCCTCCACCACATCTGGATCGGTGGGCCGCTCCCCGAGCATCTCGACGGCTACGTCGACACCTGGCGCGACCACCACCCAGGATGGGACCACATCATGTGGTCCAACTTCGACTGGTTGCAGAACCAGTACTTCTACGACCACGCCGACGAGATCACCCCGCACGTCGGCCAGTTCCGCGCCGACCTCGCCCGCTACGAGATCCTCCACCGTCACGGCGGCGTCTACGTCGACTGCGACTTCGAGTGCCGCCGACCCCTCGACGAGCTCATCGATCGGCTCGACGCGTTCGCGGCATGGGAAACCGACGACGTGTGGGTCAACAACGCCATCATCGGAGCACGCGCCGGCCACGGGGCACTCGCTCGGGTCATCCTCTCCATCCCTATGAACGTCGCGCTCAACCGCGGCAAGCGGCCGAACGTGATGACCGGCCCCCAGTTGCTAACACCGATCTGGCGCCGCTCGACGGCGACGACGTTCCCGTCGGCGCTGTTCTACCCGTACCGGTGGGACGAGCTCGACCGGCGCGACGAGGACTTCCCCGACGCCTACGCCGTGCACCACTGGGAGAACGCCCGTAAGCGAGCCGCATGATCTGCGACATCGCCGCCTTCGGCCTGCGCTACCGCATCAACGACCCCGGCGGCCGGGTCGGCTCGAAGGTCACCAACGGCGAACCCTACGAGCGACGCCTCCTCGTCGACATCCACCAGCACAACCTCGCCGGGACCGCGTTCGACGTCGGGGCGCACGTCGGGAACCACTCCCTCTACCTCGCCGCCATCTGCGGGCTTCGCGTCCACGCCTGGGAACCACACGACCAGTCCCGCCACCAGCTCGAAGCAAACCTCGCCCTCAACCCCGGCCTCGACATCACCGTCCACGCCTGGGCCGCAGGCGCCCGCGTCGCACGCGGCCGACTCACCCCCGGCCGCTGGGTCGAGTTCGACCCCGCCCGCGACGGCGCCAACCTCAAGCTCGATCGCGGCCACGTCCGCGTCCGACCGATCGACAGCTACCTCGACGTCTCCGACCTCGCCGTTCTCAAGGTCGACGTCGAAGGGATGGAAGCGGCCGTCCTCGAAGGCGCACTCGACCACATCGAACGATGCCGACCGCTGATCTACACCGAGACCCACACCGACCAGTCCCACGACAGCGTCGCCCAGCTCCTCGAGCCGCTCGGCTACGAGATGACCCGGGCGATCCACATGGGCTCGACGATGGAGCGCTGGAGCCCATGATCCTCGAAGACGCCGTCGGCCTCCTCAACCCCGGCATCGGCGACGCCCTCCACGACCTCGCCACCGAGGTCCCCGCCAACCAGGCGATCGTCGAAATCGGCTCCTACAAAGGCAAGAGCACCGCCTACCTTGCCGCCGGCTCGAAGGCCGGGCAAGGCGTCCCCGTGTACGCCGTCGACCCCTGGGACCTCCCCGGCAACATCGCCGGCAAACACGGATTCACCGACCCCGAGGTGCGCGAAGCGTTCGAGAAGCAGCTCCGCGCTCTTCGTCTCTGGTCGCGGGTCACCCCGATCCGGGCGTTCAGCACCGACGCCGCACACGCATGGGACGGGCCGCTCGTGGGGCTGCTGTTCATCGACGGCGACCACGACGAGGAATCAGTCCGCGCCGACCTCGAGGCATGGGTCCCGCATCTCGCGCCCTCCCATGTCGTCGCCTTCGACGACTACGCGACCCGACGGAACCCTGGCGTGCGCGCCGTGGTCGACACGCTCGTCGGCTACCGCGTCAAGATCGTCGCCGAGCACCTCGCGGTCTGTCGACTGTGACCCTGTCGGTCGTGGTGATGGCCCACCCACGCCGCGAGGCGATGGTCACCGAGCTCGTCGAGTCCCTCGACCGTCCGGCGCAGGTGGTGTGGGACGAACACAACGACCGCCACGACACCGGGATCCGCGCCATGTGCGCCTACGACCCGGCCGCAACTCATCACCTCGTCATCCAAGACGACGCCGTCGCCTGCAGAGACCTCCTCGCCGGCACCGAACAAGCGCTCGAGCACGTCCCCGCCGACGCGCCCGTCAGCTTGTACGTCGGACGGGTTCGCCCGTTCCGACGCAGCGTCGAGCGAGCCGTCGAAGCCGCTGGTGACGGGGTGTCGTGGCTCACGATGGAGGGCGTCTACTGGGGACCCGCCATCGTCGTTCCCACAGCCACAATCGACGACCTTGCCGCCTGGTATCGGCACTCCACCATCCAGAACTACGACCGTCGCGTGTCGCGGTGGTTCGAGAAGCACGGGACCGCCTGCTGGTACTCGTGGCCCTCCCTCGTCGATCACCGCGGCGACGACTCGCTCGTCACCGGCCACAACCAGCGGCGCACTGCCCACCGCTTCGCCGGCACCGACGTCTCCGCCTTGTCGGTCGACTGGTCAGGAGAGGTAGTGCCTATCGGCGACACCGCCCGCCTCGACCGGTCACGCCAACGCCTCGCCCAGCAAGCCGGGAGGGTCGCCCGATGAGAGCCACCTACAAGCCCGACCGGCGCGGCACCGCGCAACTCCTCAAGGACCCCGAGCTGGCGAAACTCGTCCACCGCAACGCCGAGAAGATCGCCGACAACCTCGACCCCGACCTCGACATCGTCGTCGACGACTACACGACCGACCGCGTCGCGTCCTCCGTCACCATCCGCGAACCCCAGGCGCTGCTCCTCCAGGCCCGCGACGGGACTCTCACCCGCGCCGCCGCCGCCGCCGGACTCGAGGTGCGCAAGCAATGACGCGACCACAGGTGACATTCCCCGACGCGCAACGAGCCGTCGTCGATCTGCTCACCGAACTGCTCGACGACGCCGGCGAGACCGTCACCGTCGCGGTCGGCGTGCCGAACGGGTGGAAGCCGGGCACGACCTCACATCTCGAGGTCGCCTCGGACGGCACCCCCGACCAGACCTGGCCCGTCGTCGCGTACCCGACCATCCGCATCGTCGCTCGCGCGTCCACCACAACCGAAGCGAAGCGCCTCGCCGCGCTCGCCGAGGGGCTCCTCGTCGCGTACGGCGGCGGCGACACGATCTCCACCATCCGACCCCTGACCGGCGTGCTCCCCGCACGCGACGACCAGACCAACGCAGAAATCGCGTCGGTGACCCTCCGGGTAGCCGTCCGATCCGAACCCGCCAACAGCGGAAGCTAGGAGGCATCATGGCCGGCGATCCGGCGAATGCAGATCATTGGACCGAGGCTGACGTGTACGTCGGCTCGCTGGTCGCAGCAACCCCTGCCGACGAGGACACCCCGTTCTCGGCGGACTGGGATCTTGTGGGCCTGCTCGACGGCGACGCCGGCTTCGAGCACACCCGCGAGGAAGACCAGACCGACCGGTTCGCGTGGGGCGGCATCCTCGTACGCACCCTGCGACGCAACTTCAAGTACACCGTCGCCTTCACCCCGCTCGAGTACAACGCGACGACACGCTCGCTGCTGTGGCCCGGGTCCGGCCCGGGCGAGCTGATCGTGCCGCGGCCGGCACGCATCAAGATCGCGTTCGAGACGCGCGAGGGGACCGCGGTTCGTCGCCTCATCTCGTCCTACCAGGCCGAGGTCGCGGTCAACGGCTCCTACAGCGAGACCGAGAGCGACGTCACGGTCTACCCGCTCATCGCCACGATCTTCCCCGACGCCGATGGTGTGCTGTTCGACGAACAGCCGAACCCGGCATCGTGAGCGACCCGGTACGCGTCGAGGCCGACGGGCTCACGCAGTCGACGATCTGGGAGGGCATCGAGGTTGTGGTGCCCTCCTCGGTCGACGAGTGGGACATGGACGCGCTCGAAGCGTTCGAGAACGCCAAAGGCGCAACGTTTCTCGTCAACCTCGTCGGGCGCAGCACGTACGACGAGATGTGTCGGGCGTTCATCCGCAACCACGGCCGCAAACCGAAGGTCTCCGACTTCGCCGTGTTCACCGAACAGGTCGCCAAGCTCTACGGCTTCGGTGACGCGGGGGAATAGCCGGCCTCCTCGCCATCCTGCGAGAGCAGCGCGACGCGTTGGAGGCCGACCTTGCTCGCTTCTACCACTGCGACCTTCGCGACCTCTACCGCTTCGACGCGGACGGCGTCCGACGGTTGACGTTGCGCATGGTGCTGGTCCGCGTCAAGCACCTCCCTGCCGACTCCGCGCTCGGCGGTGGGTGGACGCGGTCCGAACATCTTCTCGACGAGCTCCGACGCCAAGTGGCCGGCTCCGCGGGCGTGAAGAACCCCAAGCCGCACCCGGATCGGCCGAAACGGAAGCCGCGACGGATGACCAAACAGCGCAAGGCGAAGCTCGACGACGCCCGCCGGCGGGCCCGAGAGCGACGCAAAGCGATCGCCGAAGGGAGGCTCTGACGTGACGACAGTCGGCTACGCCTCCATCCCGGTCATCCCGTCATTCAAGGGCTTCCAGCAGGCGATCGGCAAAGAACTGTCCGGCTCACTCCGACCGCTCTCCCGTGCCGCGGAGAACGTTGGCGAGTCGATCGGCGCGTCGTTGGCCGACGGCGTCAAGGGCGCCGGCCTGGCCGATCTCGGCCGCGACGCAGCGTCGTTCACACGCGACCTCGAACGGGCCGAACGCGACGTCGCCTCCCTCACCGCCGAGCTCAAGGAGAAACGGACCCTCGAGATCGACACCGGCGACCTCGAGGCCAAGCTCGCCCGAGCGAAGCAAGAAGTGGCGTCGGCCAAGTCGGCTCTCGAGCAGAAGATCCGATTGGACCTCGACACAGGGTCGCTGGCCACCCAGGGCGAACGGGCGGGGTCGGACCTCGGCGGCGGGGTCACCGAAGGTCTTAGCTCCAAAAGTTCCGAGATCTCGTCGGTCATCACCGGTGTCGTCGCGTCCGCGGGCGTGGCCGCCGGTGTGCTCGCGGGCGTCGCGATCGTCGACGGCATAAGCGACGCGATCCAGCGCGGTGTCGAGTCCGACCTTCTCGCCGCACAGGTCGGCATCTTCAACCCCGACGAGCAGCAACGGCTTGGAGCAATCGCCGGAGGCTTGTACGCCGACGCATTCGGCGAAAGCGTCGGCGAGATCAACGACACGCTCCGTGCCATCCTCACCACCAACATTCTCCCAGAGGACGCCGGTGACGCCGAGCTGCGAGCGCTAGCCGAGAAGTTCCTCAACTTCCAGACGACATTCTCCGCTGACGCCACCGAAACGGCACGCGCGGTCGCAACCCTCGTCCGCACCGGTCTGGTCGGCGGGGTCGACGAAGCGTTCGACCTACTGACCCGAGGCTTCCAGGAGACCGGCGACCCGGCGCAAGACCTGCTCGACACGGTCAACGAGTACTCGACCCAGTTCCGCAAGCTCGGCCTCGGCGGGGCTGCAGCCCTCGGGCTGCTCGACCAAGGCTTCGACGCCGGCGCGCGCGACCTCGACATCGTCGCCGACGCCTTCAAGGAGTTCAGCATCCGCGCCGTCGACGGGACGGAACTGACCGCGCAAGGCTTCGCCGCACTCGGGCTCGACGCCCGCGAGATGGCCGAACGCATCGGCGCCGGTGGCGAATCCGCGGCCAGCGCGCTCGACGAGACGCTTGACAAGCTCCGCGCCATCGAAGACCCCGTCAAGAGGTCCCAAACGGCGGTAGCGCTGTTCGGCACCCAAGCCGAAGACCTCGGCGACGCACTGTTCGCGTTGGACCCCTCCGAAGCGGCCGCGAGGCTCGGCAAGCTCGACTCGGCCGCAGTCGACACCGGCAACGTCCTCAACGACAACCTCGGAACGGCGCTGGAATCCATCCGACGCAAGCTCGAGCCCGGCTCGCTTCTCGCCGCGTTCCAAACCGGCGGGTTCGAGGGCGTCAAGTCCCAACTGTCGGCGGTCGTCGACGAGCTGTCCGCGTTGTGGGACCGGTACGGCACCCAAGCCCTCGACGCGCTCGGCCGCGGCTGGGACGCGCTCATGGAGTGGTGGAACGCGAACGGCGAGACACGTGTGCTCGCCCCGCTGCGAACGTGGTGGGACGAAACGGGAGCCCCTGCGCTGTCGAGCATCCTGACAGGGGTGTTCCAATCCGCCGGCACCGCAGCGGCGGCCGTTCTCACCTCGGGCGAGTTCTGGGGGACCGTGTTCTCGATCTGGAAGACCAACGTGTTGACCCAGTCGAAAGTGGTGGTCGACGCGCTGAAATGGTTCGCCGGGATCGCAGTCGAATCGTGGTGGGGGATCGTCACGCAAGTGCCGACACACGTCGCCGGGCTGATGTTCGAGGCCTACAAGGCGGTGTTCCTGAACCCGTTGTGGTGGGTTCTGAACACGATGATCGACCTGTGGAACTCGTTGGACTTCGGCGTGTCGATCTCCGACTGGGTCCCGTTCATCGGAGGCCGTTCGATCGACGACGTGTTCCCCGACGTCCCCCGACTGCCGAAACTGCACAGCGGCGGGATGATCCCCGGCAACGCCAACGACGAGATGCTCGCCATCCTCCAAGGCGGCGAGAGGGTCCTCTCCCGCTCCGAGGTCGCCGCCGGCTCCACGGGCGCGGGGTTCTCCGTCGGTGCGATCATGATCAACGAGACACGCAACCCCCGCGCCACCGCAGAACAGACGGTCCGCCGGTTCCGGGACATGGAGTTCTTGATCAGGGGGGCAGCCTGAATGCCCTACGTGATCACCGAGGAGCTCTACGCGTCGATCGACGGCGTTCCGCTCGACACGCCAGCGTGGTCCCACGCCAACCGCATGGAGCTCTGGGACCCGGCAGCGCGCCGCGGCGGTGAAGGCACGATCATCCCGCTCGACCCGGGGCGCATCGCGAACCCCGCACGAGCGGACGAGACGGAACGCTCCATCCGGCTCGACGTCGAGAACCACCTCGACTGGGAAGGCAACCCGCACACCGACCTCCGCTACGGCTGGATCCGCAACATCGGCCACCTGAAAGACGAGATCGTCGCTGACCCCGGTGGAGACGGCACCCGGCTGTTGCTCCTCGAGCTCGGCGACGAAGGCACATGGTCCGCCGAGGTGGTGGTGACAGGGATGGAATCCGACGAGGTGTCCGGCGCGGCCGTGATCACGATCCGCGTCAACGAGGGCGAACTGATGCTCTCCGGTAGCTGATGCCCCGCCCGGAACTCACCGTCACCGTCGGAGACACCCCCGATGAAGCAGGGGACCCCGGTGACCAGATCGACTACACCGCCCAAGGCACGACCGCGGGCTTCCAGCTGGCGTTCAACAGCATCGGGACCGGCGTCGTCACCGTCCGCAACGACGACCCGCTCCTCGCTGAGCTGACCACCGGCCGCTACCTCCGCTGGATGCTCGACGGCACCCAGGTCTGGACGACCCGGATCACCTGGCAACGCAAGGCCGTGGTCGCGCCAGACGAAGAGGTCGGCCATCTCACCGTGGTCGAATCGCAAGGACAGCTCGCCGACTGGCAGCGCGCCACCGTCCAACCCGAGCTCGGGTACCTCACGAACCCCTACAGCTCAGCGCGGGTGTTCAACTTCGCTTCCCCCTACTACGACGACACGGACTGGGACACCCCGTTCGAGCAGTTCCGCCAGGACGAGTACGGCGTACCACCCAATCTGCTGTTCGGCTGGCCGATCGACTGGCCCGACCCCACGATCTACTGGATCTGGCCGACCGAGAAGGAAGAAGACGAAGAGGTCGACCCCGGCATCGCCCTGTTCCGTGGGGTCGCCACCGTCGCGAACTCCGGTCTCCACCGCGCCTGCCTCGCTGGCGACAACCGTCACCGAACATGGTTCGACGGCATCAAGATCCTCGAGTACAACGAGGAGCACGCCACACAAGGGTGGGACAAGACCTACGACCTCGACGTGCCGGCAAGCGTCGGCGACCACGTCATCGGCGCGATGGTCGAGAACATCCCCGGCCCCGTCAACAACGCCGGCTTCCTGTTCGGTTTGTGGGAGAACGCCGGCTCCGACGGCCTCGGCGCCAAGATCCTCGAATCGAACGACGCCGACTGGAAATGCCTCCTCGACCCCGACCCGTGGCCCGGGTTCACCGTCGGTCACGTCCTCCGCATCCTCCTCGAAGAGGTGCAAGCCCTGACGCCGGCCCGGCTGGATGGCTGGTCGCTGAGCTGCACCGACACCGACGACACCGACGACAACCCGTTCCCCGTCATCCCCGAGCTCGTCGTGCAGGTCGGCGACAGCCTCCACAAGGTGCTCGAGCAGTTCGCCGAGTCCTACATCGACTTCGACGTCGACATCACCACCAAGACACTCCACGTCTGGGTCAAGGGGATGCGTGGCACCACCTCCAGTGTCGTGTTCGACCCGGGGGTCAACGCCACCGAGCTCGACCGCGACGAGGGCGGCGACTTCGCCAACACCGTGCACTACCGCTACAAGGACGGGCACACCCAGTTCGTCGACACCGCGACACGCGATGGCGAGACGTCGATCGAACGGTACGGCGTGCGCGAGGTGTTCTTGAGCCTCGACGACGTCGAACGGCTCGACGCCGTGGAGGAGTACCTCGCAGAGTGGCTGGCGCTCAATGCGTGGCCCCGAGAATCGGTCACGTTCGGCCTCGAACCCACCGGTGGTGACCTGCCCCTGACCGACTTCGCTGTCGCCGACGAGGTGACCGTCGACGGCGACCCTCTCAAGGTGGTGAGCCTCACCTGCGAGGTCGACATCCACGGTCGTGCGACGTGGGCGACCGAGGTCGTCACCCGCGGGGAGATCTGGGCGCAGAACCTGGAGCGCACACTGCAAGCGAAGATCAACGGCACCTTCTCCGGGCGGTCGCTGTTCTCCTCGCCATCGACACCGGGCGTGTTCGGCGTCGCCGAACGCACCCGCCCGCAGGCGCAACGACTCCAACCCTATTCATGGGCCGGTGAGGTGATCGAGGACGTGTCGGGCACACCGGCCATCGACGGCCCCATCCGACTCACCGGCATCATCCTCTCGGCGCATCCCGGCGGCGGCGGCGACACGACCGTGCACCTCAACCTGAACGGCAGCTCGGCCGGTTCGGCGACCATCGGCGCCGCGCAAACCGAGGTGCGCGAGACGTTCCTCGAGGATCTGGTGCAAGGCGACATCCTCGAGGCCGAGTGCACCGAAGCCGGCGGGCACACCGGCGTCGTCGCGACGCCGCGGGCCTACTACGTCTGATCCTGGGAGGGGAGTCCTGATGCGCTTCGAGCTCGTCCGCAAGGTCACACCGTTCCGCCAGCGTGAATGCTGGTCATATCGCATCGTCGCCGGGAACGGCGAGGTGCTCGCGGTGTCGGAGAAGCTCGCAAACCGTGCTCATGCCGAGCGGATGATCGCCAAGATCCGCGCCGAGCGCGCCAAGGCCGAGACGACGGTCATCGAGTAAGTGCCTGTCGGACAGTGGGACAGCCTCACCGTCCTACCCGAGTCCCGCCAGGAAGCCGTCGCCGGTGCGGTGGGCGAGGACTTCTACGTCTTCGGCGGTGGGCCGAACCGGCAGACCGCCTACTGGTGGGACGGGTCCAGCTGGACCGCAGTCAGCAACCTGCCCGCGATCCGACGGGACTGGGCTGCAGCATCCGACGAGACCGACATCATCTACCTCGTCGGCGGGCGCAACGCCGACTCGTCGCTCACTCCCGAGTCGCAGATCTGGGGGTACTCCACGTCGGGTGACAGCTACGACACCGGCCTCGCGTCGATGTCGGTGCCCCGGTTCGACCACGGCGCCGTGTACCACGACGGGCAGGTGTTCGTGTTCGGAGGCACCACCACTGGCAGCGCCAACACTGACTCCGTCGAGGTGTACGACATCGCCGGGGACTCCTGGTCGTCAGCGACATCCATCCCAGCGCAGAAGAGCAGTTTTGCCTACGCCAAGTCGGGTCACCACGCGCTGCTGATCTCTGGCTACGAGGGCTCCGGGTTCGGGACGCTCGTCCCCACGGTGCGCCGATACGACCTCGACGCTGACAGCTGGGACACCGTCGCCGACTACCCCCACTCCTACGAGGGCATCGCGGCGGCGCCGACTCGCACCGGCTCGCCTCGAATCGTCGCCGCTGGCGGCAACCCTCCCGCGCCGACCGACGTCGCCTACGTGTGGATGTCCTCGGCTGACACGTGGGTGGACGCCGGGGTGCTGCCCACCGGCGCCGGCGTGGTCTACATGGCCGCCGCGGCGGGGGAATCGTCGGCGCAGTTCTTCGGGGGTCGCACCGCGCCGACCCCGGACACCTACCACGCCCGCTACCGGCTCGGCGGCGGCGTGTTCGTCGGCATCTACGTCGGCCTGTAGGGGGACTGATCGTGGCTCTCGACGAGGACTTCGAGCACCGGTTCAACCTGTACGCCGACGAGTGTGCGCGTCGTGGCCACCCGCGGCCTCGGGTCGTGTCGGGCTACCGCGACCCACTGGCGCAGAAGCGGCTGTGGGACTGCTACCAGGCTCGCCTGCGGACCGGCCGGTGCCCGTGCCCGTCGTGCAACACCGCCGCCCGACCGGGGTCGAGCTACCACGAACGTGGCCTCGCGATCGACCACGCCCCCAACTCCACCCCGCAGATGCGCAACATCGCCGCCGAGTTCGGCCTGTGGTATCCGCTGCTCAACATCGGCGAACCGTGGCACGTCGAACCGCGCAGCGCCCGCCAACCCGGCTACCAGCCGCCACCGGTCGGAACCCCCTCGCCCCCTGCCCCCGTGGAGGACGACGACGTGTCCAAGAACGCCGCCCACACCCGAGCTGACGGGATCACGCTGAAAGCCCGCACCGGCGGACCGTGGGGGCTGGCGATCAAGTACAACGACGGCCCCGGTATCCCCCTCGGCAATCTCGAATGGGTCGCCATCGGTGAGAAGGTGCGGAACTGGCCGGTTGTGGTCGGCTCGGCCGAGCTCGTCGACCCCGTCGTGTACACGCTCGACACCGGCAACGGCATGGGCCCCCGGTTCCACGTCGACGTCGTCGAACGCGACAGCGGTAAGACCTGGACGGTCGGCCAAACCATCGGCGGAGTCCCGCACTTCTGGGATCCGGCGGTGTACCCCGGATGAGCCAGACACGCAGCGAAGCGCGCAGCCGCTACGACGTCGACACCCGTATCGGGCTGCTCGAGTCCGACGCCGACGCCTTCGAGCTGGACCTGCTGCGCATCAACCAGCGGCTCGACAAGCTGTTGTGGGCGATGATCGGCATGATCATCTCGCTCACCACCGGCGCCGTCCTGCTCGCCATCAACCTGGTGGTCGCTCGTGGCGGCTGACCTGAACGGCAAACGTGACACAGCCGCGATCGCGCTGCTGTCGTCGGCGGTGCTCGCCATGCTCTTCGTCGTCGCGCTCGTGTTCGCGGTGGCGGTGAACATCCGCCAAGACGCCCGAACCCGCGACCAGATCTCGGAGAACTGCGCGGCGATCAACCAGACCCGCGCCGAGGTCCGGGCCCTGGCCGAGCTCGCCAGCCCAGCCATCCGAGAACGGGCCGCCACGCTCGGTCCGATCAGCTGCTGAGCCGGTGTACCGGCTCGTCGTCGACTTCGACATCGACGCCGACGAGATCCCCTGGGTCGAGTCCCTGCTGCGCGCCGTGCTGCCCCAGGCCGCCGAGCGCGTCGGCGGCCGACTCGACCACTTCCGCATCGACCTGATCCCCCAGGAGGACCCCCAACCATGAGACAACGCGCCATCATCCTGCTCGGCGGCATCGCCGGCGTCATCGCGGCCGCGCTCGGCCTGACCAACGCGACGGGGGCAACCGAGCTGACTGCCGAATCCATCGGCGCGATCTCCGCCGGTGCCGGCGCGATCGCCACCTTCGGCGTCGCCATCCTCCGATCCTGGGACGAGGAGCCCGTGTTCGTGTTCCTCGCCGGGCTCGCCACCGCCGCCTCCGCGTTCCTCTCCATCGGCCAAGCCGCCGACTGGTGGACGCTGTCCGACGCCAACGCCGGCTCGATCATCACCGTCATCACCGCCGTGACCGCCCTCGCCGCATCAGTGCTGCGCGGCACCGTGACCGCCCCCGCGAACCTCCTCGGCGAGTGACCGATCGTCTGTGCCACCTCGCAGCCAAGGTGCTCGCGCTCCCACCCGAACCGCAACCGGGGAGCCGGTGGGTGACCGCAGCCCGAGAGGGTGACCGTGACCCTCGCCGGCTGGTCGTGACCGGCCACCCGATCGATCTCGGCCCGGGCGAACCGGTCGTCGTCCCCGTCGCCTGGGTCCGCGAGGACGAGGTGCCGATCGAACGGTTCTACCCGGGATGCGGAGTGAGCGGCCGGCTTCGACTCGTGCCCGACGAGAGGGGTGCAGCATGAGCAGGACCGTCCCCATCCAGCGGGACTGGCGGACCTGGGCGGTCTCATCGGCAATCGCGCTGGTCGCCGGCGTGAGTCTGCTGTTCGCGCCCGCCGCCGCCGAGGTCATCTTCCCGCCCGACGAATCCTGCTCCGGGCTGCACGTCTCCGTCGGCGACGTCACGGTCGTCGAGGGAGACGAGCTGGCCCGGTCAGCGCAGGTACCCCTGTCACTGTCAGAACCGTCTGAGACGACCCAGTCAGTGACGGTGGCCGTGCTCCCGGATGGGGCGGACGAGGCCGACTTCCGCCCGAAGCACGTCACCGCCGGGTTCGCTCCCGGGACGGTGTACCGGACCGTCGGCGTGCGGCTCACCCCCGACACGACCCGCGAAGACGGCGACGAGGGCGTGTTCCTTGGACTGTACGAGCCGACACCGGGGCTGAACGTGTGCCGCCAGGCCGGGTACCTGACGATCGTCGACGACGACTGAGGAGAGCACGCCGATGATCGAGCACGACTTCCTCCACACCCAGGGCATCTACTGCGGTGACCCTTGGGACGTGTACGTGGTGGTCCTCAACGAGGACGGCACCGCGTACGACGTCACCGAGTCGGGCGAAGACGCCTGGGTGTGCCAGCTGCGCGCGCGACCTGACTCGACGCTCGACGTGATCGCCGACGTCGAGGTCGCCTTCGCGACGGTGGCCGTGTTCGATCGCGAGAACCTCGACGAGACGAACCCGATCAACGCCGAGCTGCTCGCGGCGCTCGACGAGCTCGAAGAGACCGACCCGGTCCTGCACCTGCACCTGGACAGCGACACGACCCAAGCGTTGCGGCCGAGCCTGCCTTGGTACGACATCGAAGAGGTCGGCGTCACCACTTGGCAGCGGGGCCGCGTGGAGATCCGAGGCGACGTCAGCGTCGTCGAGACAGAGGAGTGAGCCTGTGAGCGCGGCTGTGGTCATCAACGCAGTGGTCGTGATCGTCGGTCAGGCCCGCGGCCCGCGTGGCCCGGCCGGTAGCGGCGAAGGCGAAGGCGGTCTCCCCGTCGGTGGCACGACCGGTCAAGCCCTTCTCAAGCAGTCGGTCGCCGACGGCGACGCCGATTGGGCCACGCTTCTGATCTCGATGGTGTCGGGTCTGCAGGCCGCGTTGGACGCCAAACAGGCGACATCGGAGAAGGGCGCCGCCAACGGGTACGCGCCGCTCGACGCCGGCTCGCTCGTCGCTGACGCCTACATCCCGGCGTCGATCGCGCGCGACAGCGAGGTCACCGCAGCGGTGAGCGCCGCGGTGAACGCGCTGGTCGGCGCCGCGCCGGGAACGCTCGACACCCTGTCTGAGATCGCCGACGCGCTGCAGGACAACCCGAACGTCATCACCGACCTGATCGCCTCGATCGGCACCAAGATCGCCTCGACGCTGCTCGACGCGCAGTCGGTGCTCATGGCGATCTCCGACAACACGCCGATCGCCCAGGTGATCGACGAAGGCGAGATGTTCGGCCGGCTGCCGGGCGGGAACCTGGGGCCGCTGACCGCCGCCCAGGTGCGCACGCTGATCGACCTGACCGCCCAGATCGCCACCGCCGTCGCCGCGCACAACGCCGCCACAACCGACGTGCACGGCATCGCTGACACGTCGACGCTTCTGGTGGTCGTCGAGCACGGTTCGGACCCGGGCGTGCCCCGCCCGGCCGGCGCGGTGATGGTGCTCTGGAAGGGCGACGTGCTACCGAACGAGATCATCGAGGCGTCCGACTGGTGGGAGGTCCCACCGGCGTGATCGACGTTGTCAACAACGAGCTGCTTCGCACGCTCGACGCGCGAACGATCCGCCGTCACGACGGCGTCACTTGGCGTGCCCTGCCCGCCACCCCGTACCCGGCCGAAGCGCCCGGCGACGACGTGTGCGCGTTCGCGACCGACGGTCCGCTCAAAGACAAGCACACCGACGAGCGCCACATCCGATGGCTACCGGACGGTCTGTCCCCGGCGTGGTCCGTGGAGGACGGCTGCGTAGGGTTCGCCAGTGTCGGAGCGAGCGTCGCCCGACGTGCGTTGATCGACTGCGGGTTCGACGCGACGACCCCGCACATCGTCAAGTTCACGATCGGACCGGACCCCGGTTCCGGTGCGGGCAACACCTACGAAACCGGCGTGATCGTGTGCGCCGAAGGCGCAGCGTCCTCCGACGATTGCATCGTCTACCAGTTCAGCGAAGGCTTCGGCAATCTTCACATCATCAACCACCAACCGGCAGGAACCAGCATCGGCACCCGACTCGGCACGGCCGTTTCCGAGGGCAGCGTGCTCCAAGTCGAGGTCGGGACCGACCCCGGCTCCGGTGCGACCTACGTCTTCGTGCACACGCATACAGGCGGTCGGGTTGGACCGTTCGCCATCCCAGCGGGGACCTTCGCTGCCAACACGATGGTCGGCGTGTGGGGGAGCGACGGCATCGCTCACCGCCTGATCGCCGGTTGGGAGGTGTTCGAGGGGTCGATCATCCACGAAGCTCCGCTGTCGTCGTCACTGTTCACGGGCGCCGCCGCCGAGCTGAACGCCTACGCCGACGATCAAGGCCACACGTTCGGCCGCTCCAACGCCGTATTCGACCTGAACGGCTCAGGGCAGGTGTACGCCAATGTCGCCACCGGCCTCGCCAACTCGATCGTCGGGTTCGTGGATGTGCGCTATCGGGACGTTGAAGTGAAAGCCGACGTGGCGACCGGCACCGGCGCGGGGATCGCAGCGAGCGTCATGGCGTGCTTCCCGTCGGCATCCCAACAGAACGACTTTCTCGCTGCGGACATCCTCCAAACCGGGACGATCAACCTGCGCAAACGAGTCGCGTCGACCAACACGATTCTGGCATCCGATGCCGGCCACACCGCAGGCGACACCACCCACCGAGAGCTGCGCATGGTGATCAACTGGCCGGACGTGGACGTGTATTACGACGGGGCGGTCACTCCCGACATCTCCTACACGCTGACCCCCACCGACCAGTCCGACCTCGGTGGCGGAACCCGGACGCGTGTCGGGTTCGGAGTGACCAAGCAGAACGCCGTCGCCTCGCCGACCATCAACTCGTGGGAATGCACGGTTGCCACCGCGCCAGAGGACTTCGCCGATTACGTCACCGAGATCGACCTTGGTGCCGACAACTACTCGGGCAACACCTACTGCGCGCCGGCGTACGGGCCGATCATCACCAGCGACGGCACGAAGCAGATCGTTGGCACCCCGGAGCTCGACGGCGGCGACATCTATTGGGGCTACAAGATCAGAGACCTCCCGGCCGGTGCGTTCGGCTCGAGGGTGCTACTGACCGATCTCGGCATCGTGCCCGACGACGACAACCACAACGCGTGCGCCTACGCCTTCGACGGCGACGGCCGCATTCTCGCGTGCGGCAACCATCATGCTGAACCGTTGAAGATGGTGATCGGCGGGACCGCCTACTCGTCGAGCTTCACGCTCGTCGACACGGCCGACATGGGTGGCGTGATCGACACGCCCGACACCTGGATCACCTACCCGCAGTTCCTCCCGCTGCCGTCGGGCGACGTGCTGTTCACATGCCGCCGTGGCGTTCCCGCATTGTCGGACCAGCTGCTCTACCGGTGGAACTACGCGACCGCCGACTGGACGCCGCTCGGCCCCGACGACGACGGCCTGCTCATCAACGGTACGCACGGCAACCCCACCCATGACCGTGGCGTGTACCTCACCGGCAACGGCGGGATGGTGCGCTCACCGATCAGTGGCGACATCCACATGGCCTGGACCTGGTGCCGAGAAGTCGACCCCGAAGACGCCGAGGGGCCGCTCAACACGCTGTATCACGACGTCTGCCACATTTTCTCGGACGACGACGGCGTGACCTGGCGGAAGCACGTTACGACCACCGCGTTCGGCATGCCCCTCGACGTGTTGGATGACAACATCACGGCGCTTGAAACCGGTGGCGGTCCTCCTGATCCTGTGGGTGTCGGACTCGAGAACATCCCGACCATCTTTATCGACGACAACGATCAGCCGAACGTCCTCACCTGGATCACGTCGGACCCTCCAACG